CAGTCATTATCCTTATCAGTTAAAATTCTCCAGTGAGCACCCTTGTCTAGCTGTGCTTGATACCTCTTAGATATACTACCATCCTTGTTGTGAGTCTTGTCACCGGGATGTGGTAAGTCTACCCATACAGGCAGAGGTTCAAATCTCTTGTGCACCTCGTCCTCTATAGACATAACTTTCTCTTTCATCTCAGCAAGTAAATCATAAGCTCGTTCTTCATTCAGAACCATACCATTATCGGTCTGTTCTCTTATGATATCAGCAGTATCGTGTTCTAAATCTACTGCCTCATCGTTGTCGTGCTGATGTCTCCACATCTCCAAGTGTTTGTATAATGTTTTAGTGACTCGGACATCTTGCTGACAGTATTCCAACATCTCTTGGTTATACTCTTCCCATCCACCTTGATAGTCACCCTTGATATTATGTAACCTCTCACCCCACGCTCTTAGGGAGTGACCTCCATCAAGGCTAGGATTGTGTAGTCTAGAAAGTACGAGAGTGTCCCGAAGATTAAAATCCCAATCCATCCCAGTAAGCCTACGCAGAATAGGGACATCAAAATTAATAATGTTGTGTCCCACAAGAGTGTCGACATCCTCTGATGCCAACCATTTTCGAAAAAGTCCATTGGCTTCTCCTCCTATAAAATTATAAATAGTAGACTCATCGTTATCGAGCATCGCACAGATGCAATGTACTCGAGTAGCTTGGAGTCCGTCAGTTTCTATGTCAAAAAAAGCTGTCGACATCTTCAAGTACCTCCGTTAATCTACCTGTCTCGCTGTCGTACTGTAGCTTACAGGCTTTACCAGTTAAACCAGAGAACCTATTCTTTATAACCCTCAGTGTAGTCTGGTTACGAATGATAGGGTCATCGTCCTGTTGATTGCGTTCTAGACCTATAACTATGTCAGATAGTTGAGCAATCGCTGCCGAACCTCGAAGTTCTGAGAGGCTCACCTGTCCACCTTCTTCGTGAGGCTTACCCTGTGGTCGTCTCAAGTGAGATATGAGGAATAAGCCTACCCCAGTCTCCTGTACTATCTTTCTTAGCTTAGTCATAATGGCATCGATTGCTTTGCGTTCATCTAAGATACCATCTTGGTCTGATACTACGATAGACAAGTGGTCTAAGACTATCCACTGACAGTCATAAGATTTAGCATAGGTTCTAATCACATTGAGTAGAGAGTCTTCCGACATACTACCGAAGTGGTCATAGAAATATACATTCTTATCACCGACAGACTTCTGCCATAGAGACTTCTTCTCCTTCGCACTCAACTCTCTTTCAAACTGAGGGATATGGATAGGAGCGTTAGCTTCAATAGACATCAAGCCTTTAACACTACGCTCAATCGACTCCTCCAAGTGAATGATTGCTAAGTTATCGTCAGTAGTATTTAGAATGTAAGACTCTAGTTCCTTAACAACACTAGTCTTACCCATTCCAGAGCCACTTGTTATAGTCACTAACTCTTTGGCTCTGAACCCATAGGTTAGTTTGTTGAGACCTTGCCACGGATAATCTATGTTGACTAGGTTCTCATCTTTAACCAAGTGCTCCCAAGTATCACTACCTTTAATGATACCGGCAGGAGTATAAGACTCTGCTGACCACCAAGCATTAGTAAACTCTTTGACCTTACCTGCCATCAGCATCTCACTAGCGTCCTTCATAGGTAGCTTACATATCTTTAGCTTACCGACAGAGATTATATCTTGACAGGATTTAACAGCATCGAACCCTGCTTGGTCTTGGTCGAAACATAGCACTACATTATCAAAGGACTCAATGTATTCTAAATTGTCTTTGATATCTCGTGCTGATGAAGACGCTCCGTTCTTAAGAGAGACCACCTGCCACTTGCCATCGAACATTTCTGAAATTGAGAGGGCATCGATTTCACCCTCACATATAGTTAGGTACTTACCTCCAGACCGGTTCGCATTCTGACCGAACAGACCCGAGCCCTTGTTAGTACCTACGATTTGAAATTCTTTGGTAGCGACAGTTCTCTCTTTGTATCCGAGTAGCCTATTGCTCTCGTTAGAGTCGAAGTATGGATAGTAATGTTTCTCTATCTTACCTTCCTTATCGAATGCCACAGTAACACCAAACTTAGATGTGATTTTACTGGATATTCTTCTGTCTCTTATCGCAGAATTAGATACACCTCTCGGTGTTATAGTTTGCATAATTTTTTCCTCCTCATATAGTGGTTCACCGGTGAACTCCTCTCCCTTAGAGTAGTGTCCACAGGCATTACAATAGCCGTGACCATCAGAGTAGACAGCCAAGTTATCACCTGCTCTATCCCCACCTGTATCTCTACAGGCAGGGCAGGGCTTGTGTTCTACAAATGTAGAGGGGTTATGCGAAGAACTCACTTGTCTCAGCATCTTGTGATTTGTACCCTTCGGTACGCTTCAATACTTTAACAGCAGTGAGGTAGGTAGCAACACCGTGTTGAGGGTGCTCTTGACCTGCTTTCCAAAGTACCTGTACTTCTGACTCTGCTCCGAAATCGTGACCGATTGCTTCACCATCGCCAGTCTTCACCATCTCAAAAGACAGTGGATACTTTGTTGAAAACTTACGAGCCTTGTAAGACCCTCCGTCTTCTGTCTTGATAGTGCGAACCTTAACACCTGCATCTTCCAGTGTCTTGGCTTCTTTGTCATCAACAGCGACAGTAAGTGTGTACTTACCAGTATCCTCACCAT